CTGAAACTGATCCTGATACTTTGAGTAGATAACATCATCCAACGTATTATCTTTCAAGATAGTTCTTGGTAGATAATAGATATCTGTTCCGAACAGTTTAATCTGTTCGTCAGCAAGATCCTGAGCTAAATTCTGCTCGCCAGGATGACCTTGATAGTAAGTTGGAAAATAAGGACTGGTAGGCATATTTCTATCCTATAGCATCCATGGGCGGAATAGCATACTTACTGAGTACTTCGCTTTCTATAGTTGCAATCTCACCGATAGCATCCTCGTACAATTGTCTGCCATTGAGAGTAATACCGCCTGGCAGTTGAACGTTATTGTATTTGATTAGGTTCTGTCCCCACTGCTTCTTCATAAGAGCAGTAGCATATTTTTTCACAAACATATCATTATACATCTCAGTAGCATCGTTAGGATCAATGAGACGATGTGCTTCAATCAAGAGCCAGGTATCCTCTTTAAGGAATGACTTATTGATATCAAGATACAAGCGATCACGACGCATAGTATATCTAAACTGCTGGAATGATCCGTTGTTGAGGACCATATCCAGTGTCTCCAGATACTGCTTATTCATGTAGTAGTTGAGAATATCAAGTGACCCAAACGCATATAAATCGTTCAGGAACAACTGATACTCAACACCAAAAAGATTGGAGCGGATTGAATTGCTGACTAAACCAAATACTCTAGTGATGCCCACGACATGATCTGGAATAGGAATGTAATTTGTTGCCTCTTCCCAATCAGTAGTTCCAGATGATGTAGTATCTTCACCATCAAATCTTGTTAGATCATCAGCATTAATCTTGTGTCTTAGGTATGCTCTCTCCATACCATTATAACAATTCTCTTGAAAGAATTGTATGGTATCGTCAATAACATTATTTACCTGCTCGTCATCAATATTGATCTGTAGAACAGGTTCGCCAAGCTGTCTTTTACAATAAGTGATGAGATCAGCTCTTGAACTTGGAGATGCCATTACACACAAAAATCCCTTCTTACCTATTTAGGAAGAAGGGATTTACAATTATTCTGCTGGCGAACCTTCCTTAGGTTCTGAGTCTCCTTCTAGAAGTCCTAAAGTTTCAAGACCACCTTGAAGTTTTAGTTTATATTCTTTTGCTTTAACAAGATTTTCTTCCAATTCAGAAATTTGTTTATCTGCCTGAGCAAGTTGCTCTTCAAAATTTTTCTTTAGAGTTTCAGTATCCATGTCCTTTATGTAGAATAATATGACGAATTATTTATACTGTTATGATGTGATGGTTTGAAGAGTAGCGTCAGGAAGGCGAACAGGATAGTAGGTGAGGCGAGATATTATTTTAGAATTATTTCCGAGGCCAACAAAATTCAAAGAAACACTTCCTGCACTTGGATTTGGAATTGATCTGTTTCCGACAGTTGTAGAAGTCACAAGACTGGAACCTCCTCTTACTGCAGATTTTATTGTATCTGAACCATTGTACTCAAATCCATAAGCATACTTGTAAAACCCTCCTGTTGGAGCAGATATTCCAGTTAGAGTATTTGCAGTTTCTCCTGCAGCATATGAACTTGTATACCAACCTACTTCAGACCAAATTCTATTTTCGCCAGCAGTACCAGCAAGTTCTATCATTCTAGATTCTCCACCTATACGAGATCCTTCAATAAAAACTGTAGAACTATCATAGTTATACCAGCTACTAAAATTACTTCCAGTAATACTTGCAACATCAGCGGCACGTGTTACCGTTGATCCACTGGTGGGGATGTAGGAGGTGGGGAAGGAACCTGTTTCTAGTTGGGCGCCCCAAAGTAGTAGAGTAAATGGAGTAGAAACTGGATCAGTAGTACCCCCTGGTCTAGTATCTACATATGTTAAATTGTAAAGCTGACTAGAAGAGTTAGAAAAACCAACATCTCTAGACAATTTATACCATTTTCCATCATCTGGTATAGTTACATAACTTCGATAAGCATCTGCTCTGCCATAAAGGAATGTAACGGAGAATCCACTTATATTTTTTACCCAAAAACTAAAGTGAAATTGAGTGTCGGCGGGAACTGTGCCATTAAATCCATCATATAGATTATTTTGAACTCGATCAACATAAAGCTGCGTACAATTACCAGTTGTCCCATCAGGTAATAAGTTTCCAGATACAACTGTTCTAACACCATTTACAGCTCCAGTTGGGGTAGATGAATTAGGAAAATAATTTGTCGCTGCCCCCTCCACCAACAACCCCAAACTCTCTAAAGTATCTGGGTCATGGTCAAATCTTGGTGTATTTGCAGTAGCAGTCTGGATTACTCCATTCTCATCAACATAAGTTCCAATACTATCTCTAGTAAATGTTATAAAATTTTGTCCAGATGCATAATCATTCAATGACTTACCTCTTGCAAATTGCAAATCTAAAGTAGGTCTTTGATTTCCAGTACTATATAATGGATCAGAATATGTACTTGTAGAGGATGCCCAGATAAAACTCATTATACTTTACGATAGTTTATTTCCCTTCCCTGTATTTATATTACTGGGTGATGAATTGTAGTGCCCCATCGGGAAGACGCTTGGGCCAATAGGTGATGCGGGAGATGGTTCCTGTAAAAGTAACCCCACTAAAGTGATAGATTGACAAACGATTGCACGTTGGAATGCTTGCAACGTTATCTACGTTAACACTTCCATTCAAGGCGACAGCAGTATTATTTGTTTTGTATCCACCAGCAATGGAGTTAAATGAACTCAACACTGACCCAGCATCAATTTGCGCTTCTGTAGAACCTGAGACTCTTATTTGGTATTGGTAAGAATTTGATATAGCAAACAAATGTCGGTTGTTGTTGGTGCTATCATCAATTACAACAGGATACTGAACAGGATTTGTAGGTGATTTTGCCCTAAAAGAAATTGTCCCCTCACTCTGGTTGTACCAGCTAGAGAAGTTAGTCCCCGTAATACTTGCCACATCAGCAGCACGTGTTACTGTAGAACCGCTGGTGGGGATGTAAGAGGTGGGGAAAGATCCTTCTTCGCATTGAGCGCCCCAAAAAGCAAAAGATACGCTATCTGAAGTAGTTCCATATGCTCCGATGTAAATAGCTGGGCCCGCATTAACTCCAGTTTTTGTAACTGTTAGACGATACCAACCATTAGGTAGAGTTTGAACTCCAGGGCCAGGATTAGATAGATCAAAAGTGTTTGCTCCTTGCCATTCAAAAGATATAATTTTATTTGTTGTCAGTGGTTTAACATAAAGAGATATAGTATATGTTAAAGAAGTATTTAAGGAGAGACTCGGACGAATCCAAGAAAATTGCGATGGAGTATTGCTTACGGTATCTGCTGTAAGAGTTCCATCTGGTGCAATAGTTGTATTTGAAGTTACTGATGTATTACTTCTTGTCCAAGTTGATATGGGCGCGGCAAACTCTTCACTGTCGATAATCAGATTCGTTCTTAGTTCCTCAATCAACAACCCTAAACTCTCAAGCGTATCTGGATCATGGTCAAACCTAGCAGTATCTGCAGCAGCAGTTTGAATCACTCCATTACTATCAACATACGTAGCAGTAGATGCTCTAGAAAAACTAATTCTACTATCTAAAGTCTTGGTAGTAGCGAATTGTAGATCCAACGGAGAACTACTGAAGAGGTTATCGTTATAAGATATAGTCCATCCTTTGTTGGTTAGATTATTGAAAGAATTCCATGCTGAAGAAGTCCAGTCATAGTTAAAAGCATTAGTGCCTCCATTGATACTAAGAGAGATATTTGATGCTCCGTTGGTATCTAAAGAGGTTAGAATATTTTGAATTGATTGAGAGGTTAGAGCGCACCCCAAAAAAGAACCATTAAATCCATTAAAATAAATTGTTCCTGTAGTGTCAAACATGTTTGCTGGGAAAGTAGTCAAAGAACTACAAAAAGCCCAAGCATAACCGACTGTATTGATAGAAGAAAAGTCAAGATTTGGAAATGTAGTTATCTTGGAGCAAGATATCCAAGCGTTTTGTATTGTCGTCCCCTTTGAGGTATCAATTAATGGAAAACTTGTGAGATTAATGCAGTTGGCCCAAGCATAATCAAAAACTGTCCCCTCGGACGTATTGATTGCTGGAAAACTAGTTAAATTTGTGCATCCGTTCCAAGCTCGCGCAAAGTTTGTAGCATTAGACGTATTGATTTCTGGAAATCTAGTAAGACTGGAGCAGCTTTGCCAAGTAAAGCTAAAGTTTTCCCCAAGCGATGTATCAATCTCTGGGAAACTAGTAAGACCCGAGCATCCTAGCCAAGCTGCATAAAAGTTGGTCCCGCTTGAAGTGTCAATCAAGGGAAAGCTAGTAAGGCTGGTGCAGTTGTTCCAAGTACTATAAAAACTAGTTCCACTTGATGTATCAATTAGAGGGAAACTAGTAAGACTGGTACAGTCAACCCAAGAAT